GCATCATCTCCCGAGGCGATTACAATGTTCGCCCGGAAAAAGCACCAGCGATTGAAGTTTATGAGCACTTGAAAATTATCTCGATAACCGGCAAGAGTGTGCCTAGTCGGTACAAAATTCCAACCTACAAAGTAGGGCAAAACAGTGTCCGCCCTACTTGTGACGCTCAAGTTCGGCTGTGTCCAAGCATATGCATCCTCGTGGGAAAAGCCCGGATTAGTTCCGAAAGTCATGAACAAGTCGTTCGCCATGTGTAAATGGTGGGCGACTGTCATCTGCGCATCACCAGCAGTAAAGAAACCTGGAGGATTGTTCGGATCGTCCGTTCCGGCGGGATAGTAGTTTTCGCATTCGGGGAATGAGGACATATAAGTAGAGCCTCTCACTCCAAGATATGCGGAAGCAATCCAACCGTAAAGAGTATGTTCCAAATAATTGGTGGTTCCGATAACGTGAGCGGGATATGGAATATTTTGACCCCAGGCAGAAGCGCCGTTAACCTTAACACCAACGGAGATAGATTCATAGTAACGCGCCGCACGGCACGTAATATCTTTAACGCTCTCTACCGTATCGGGAAAACAAGATTTCCCAGGATTGGTGCGGAGACCTTTTCCAAACCTAACTGTTGTTACGTCACTAACAAAGGCATTGGAAGTCATAAGAACACGCGACGTTTGAAAACCAGCGCTCGGGGCCATCAAAGTTATATCATCAGAAGATAAATAGACGTTATACTTGATGGCGTCCGTACTCCCGTTCGACAAAACAGGGTTCACGAGAAAAACATAAAGTTTTCCGTTCTCATAAGACGGATCCGTGCCGTCTGCGAAGAAAATATTGCTTCCAGGGTTTCTCAACACCGGATGCGGTTGCATATACGGGATTACTACCTCCACGGTGGTGTTTCCCGAAATGTTTACCGTGGTATTTTCAAGCGTAGATAACGCGGTAGCGTAAGTAGGTGCGGTTCCGCTAGGATAGGGATCATACGCAATCAAGACGGTCGCGCGATGGAACACCGAAGCTACAAATTCAAATGTGAATTTGAGCTCGCCATTCCATGTAGCGCAGACTGAAGCGATTCCTCCGAGCGGAGTAGGTTCGAACACGTTCGCCGACGACGAAAGCGAGTAGTACGGTGATACATACATCGTTTTCAAAAGAGCACCAGCGGCAGTCGCCGCAGTAATAGATTGATCAGCAGAGACAATACCAGGCTTCTTAACGATATGCGCAATTGACATGTCATCAAGCATCCCGGCACCGTAGCTGGGCGCAATAGATTCGCTGGTCGCCTGGGAAGCGGAAAGCACTATAGCAGCACTCTTCCCGTCTTTTTGGGAGTAATTGTCGCAGGTTCGATTTAAAAGTACCAAGTTAAAATCTTGACTTGGAGGCTTAGAAAAACCGAGGGCGGACAGAACTCTACCAACGGGCCGAGCGACTTTACTGAACAAATCCGTTACGGGCGAAATCACGGGTAAAGCATTACCTATCTGATCGGCGACGCTAGCCGCTCCGGCGGCTACGGTCGATAAAGGTCCAGGCTTAAGCTCTTCGAAAACGCCTGATGTCATTTGAACGCTGGTGACACCGCCAAAGCGGGGATTTACCAACGACATATACATACAGACGTTCGCCGAACCCGCAACAGCCGTGCCGGTACCCATGGCATTCAAAATGTACTGTCTCAGTTGGTAAGATCCGTAGGAAAAATTGCTGGAGAAAGAATAGAACCCATTCGGTGTACAAACGGGTAAAATAATTTCATAAGTAGCAGTTTTCGACGGATCAACAACTATATGGGGAAGCACCTTAAGG